GCCGACCACCCATGGTGGCCCGTCGGTCGCCATGTCTCATCTCCTCGGCGTGGCTTGCGGGAACCTTCCGGGTCCCCGGATTGGGCACTCACCCCGGGATGAACGGCGTCGTCGCACGCTCCCCGGCCGGCAGCACCGGTGTGGTTCCACCGTGGGTGTGTGCGTTCAGTCGCGACTGGATCTCGGTCACCACCACGGCCAAGGCCATCACCGTAGCCCGCAGGCGCTCGACCTCGGCCGGCAGGTCGATGCCGTACCCGGTCGCCCCGGGACCGTTGGGTGCCGACCCGGTCCCGCCCGGAACCTCAGCGGCACGCAGGTCACTCATCGGTTCCTTCTCCTCGATCTGTCCGGTGTGGCCCGCCTCTGGGTCACTGCCTGGGGTCCGTCACGGCAGGCGGCGCAGGTGCAGGCGCCACCGGTTGCCCGATGCGGTCATGGTGGTCGACCCGGCCGATGCCACCGTTCCAAGACCGGCACGCATCGCGTCGGTCACCGCATACCTCGGGGCGCTGCTGATCCCGGCGACGCTTGCGGTCCGGGCGACGTACCGGAGGTCGGTTGGCAGCGAGACCGAACCCGGCAACTCCACCGTTGCGTCCCACGCGACCGATCCGCGGTTTGCATGGCCCGTGCCGGTTGGACCCCCGTAGGGAACGGCGACTGGTCCGCCGTCGTGCCGGTCATGCCAGACGGCGTCGGTCACCATTTGCGTGCCGGTCGTGCCGTTGCCCGCGGCGATCAGGACGACCGTCTCGGAACGGCCCGCACGGATGCGTGTCCGGTTTGCAGAGATGTGCGCCACCTTGCGCGCGTCAAGTGGCATGACGACCTCCCCCTGTTGTGTCGAGGCTGAATGGCTACTTGACGCGGGCCCGCACGCTTCGCGAACGCAATCCGCCGAGACGACGCAGGTCACGGTCGAACCGTGCGAGCAACTCATCGGCCCGGTTCCGCCATTCCGGCCCGATGGCGGTATCGTCGACGGCGGCGCCGGCCTCACCGTCGGTGTACCGGAAGTTGTCCGATGCCGGTGTGCCATATGCCAGGCACGCGTGGCCGGCAGCGCCCAGGATGACCAGCGCCTCGTCACCCTCAGGAATGGTGCTTCCCGACCCGTCGACGACATGCGGGCCCGACCACCGGATCCGCACTGGTTCGCCGGCGGGCACTTCCGGTCCGACAAGGGTTACCGAACCGGCCTCCTCGTCGTGGCGCCACGGCGGACGCGGTGCCTCGCCAGTGACGCCCGCGACCGGGACCGGCCACTCGACGGAAAGGATTGTGGTGATGGTGCCAAGAGATGTGACGGGCACGATGCGGCTACCGGCGGTGGTGGTCAGAACGACCGACTGCACGCGCGGCACGATTTCGGCATAGGCGGAAACTGCGCGGCTTATCGCCCGGTCCAGGTCGGCATCTGTCCACCGCGCTGACGTCCCAACCGGATCATTCAGGTCAAGCCGCAATGCTGCCCGGAATGTGGTTAGCGTGGACATGGGTGGTTGGTCCTTTCCTGAGTGCTGGGAAACTGGGCCTGACCCCACAACCCCTGTCCCGACGCGGACCGGGGGCCGGGGGGTTAGGCCCGTCCCCTCGATTGGTGGGTCAGGGCCTCTCCCCTTACCCCGCCACCTGCGACCACACCGCGCCACGGTAGTCCAGCCAGCCACCGCCGAACTCCCAACGCACCTTGAAGCTGATCTGGTCGTTCGTGAAGACCTGGCCCTCCAGCGGCGCATCCTGCATCAGCAGGTCGGGGGTCTCGCGACCACCCACGAACCCGATCTCCAGGGTCTCGATCTGGCGCGGGTCGGCAATCACGTACCAGTCCGTCACGTCGGTGAACTGCGCCACCGAAAGCGGCTCCACGGCCCCCTTCAGCACATTCGCGTCGTTGTTCATCGACCCCGGCACCAGCGTGCTGCTCACCAACGTCATCGACGTAAACAGCAGGTCCGGCGGTACGAGCAGGTAGGCCGGACGCAGGTTCAGGCGCTTCCCCGCGGTGTTCGTCTGCTTCATCATCAGCGTCATCGCCGACTGCAAGGCCGTCGCCGAAAGCGCGCTGGTCAGGCGGTTGCCGTGCGCCGTCTGCGTACCGTCGTCAAAGATCTTGGTCGCGTCGGCCATCGTCGGATTGCCCGTGAACAGCCCGTAGACGAACTCGTTGATCGTGATGCCCGCCGCGATTGCCAGTTTCGACGGGATCTTGCGAATGGCGTCGAGGTCGTCGTTCAGGATCGCCTCGCGGGTCACCACCACCAGGTTCCCCTTCTTCACCGGCGCGTACGTCTCGCGGGTGTCGTCCCACGCCAGGTTGGTGTACGCGCCACCCTCGGCCACCGTCGAAAGCGTGCCGAAGTCGTGCAGCCGGATGCGGTCCTGCGTCTTGAAGTCGCGTAGCGCCCTGATGGAGACGAACTTGCGCCAGTCCTGCGGCTGTCCGTCATAGTCCTGGACCAGTCGCTTGGTCATGCTGTTCAGCAGGGCCTGGTTCAGGATGCCGGTGGTGACCTCGTTCGCCTCGCGGGCAATCGAGAGGCCCGGGTGGATCGTCCCGGTCACCCCGGCGTCACCCGTCACCTGCACGTATGCCTCGCGCAGGCCAAGCCAACGCGGCGGACGCACCCCCGCCGACCGGACCGCCGCGACGTCCGGATCGTCCGCATGTTCGCGCACCCCGAACAGTCGGTCCATCGCCACCTGGATCGCCGCCCGTCCCCGGGCCATCCCGGTCTGCCCCACCTCCACCCGCGCGGCACCGTGACCACGCACCAATCCGTCACCCGAAGTCCGTGACGTAGGTGCCATCCCGCTGATGGCGGCGCCATCGGTCATCCCGCGCAGGGCGTCAAGTGCCTCCACCTCGGCGTCGAGGGCAGCCTCAAGCGCGCGGGCATAGGTCGCCGCATCGGGCCACGTCACCGCACTGCTTCCGGTGCCGGCTGGCGCCATCGGATCCCACTGCGCCCGCACCTTCCGGGTTACCGGCGCGGGCAGGGCGCGTTCGGCAAGCCTCTCGATCAGGATGTGGGCGCACTCGATCTGGAGGTGTGCCGACGTCTGGGGCTTCGGCGCCACCTCGGCAACGGTGGTCATCTGGAGTGGAATGGCCGGACCGTCGTCGTGCCCGACAGCCGGATGGACCGTGCCGCCATCCTCGCGGACGGGCACCAGCGGCATGTCCAGCGTTGTGCCCACCAAAACGGATTCATCGTTCATGCAAATCTCCTCGGAACGCGAGCAAAGCGTGTGCTGCAAGGGCCACGCAATGGAGATGGGTTCGGAGCCACTGGACACCCCGTTGTGCCCAGTGGTCCCGCGCATGGCAGGTTCCCGATCTCGCTGCATCAGGGCGGCCCACGTCCCCCGGTGCCTCTGCCCGTCCCGGTCCCCGTGATCGCGCGGTCCGACCCGATGCGGTGCAGGAAGCGTCCGCCGGCGCTTGCGCGGGTCACCACGTCGCAACTCCGCACCACCGGGACCGCATCGACGATCGTCGTGCCGGGCCGGACCCGCGCCATGGCGTCGATCGACAACCCGACCGGTGTGGTGCCGCCGAGGGATGTTGCCGCCTCGGCCAGACCAGTCACCCACGGCATGCCGGGAGTCAAGTGCAGGGTCGCCACCGCTTCAAGCCGGGAGATCCCGTCCGGGCCCGGCACCTCGCGCAGCGCCGGATCGGCGAAGTACCCCACCAGATCACGTATCGTCCGCGCCGGTTGCAGGCGGTCACCAACCGCGGTCGGATGGTCGGCAAAGCACCGCAACCCCGAAGCCCGTCGCGCCACATCCTGCACTGCCTCGCGTGTGTAGTGCCTCCCACTCAGGGCCAGGCCTTCGCGCAAGATCACCACCCGGTACGCCGTCATCGGCCACCGCCATCGGTCCGGGCGCCATCGCCACCGTCCACCGCGTCGGCATCGCCCGCAAGGCGCCACCACAAGCGGCGTGCCTCGGTGCCAGATACCCACCCGCGGTCGGTCGCCGTTGCCAACGCATCGGTTGCCTGAGAGAGCCACGCCACCCGCACATCGCGCGAATCGGCCACGAGTTCGTCAAAGGTCACCGTGAAGCGCCGGTCGGCCCGCGCCGAAAGCCTGCCGGCTGCCACTTGCGCATCGAGGGCGCGCCGGACCACCCGGGTCAGGAGACCGCGCAGGTACTCCTGGCGCCTCTGGAACCGCTTGATTGCCGGCAGTCCCATCTCCGACGCCGTCGCGCGGTTCGCGTTCCCTCCCTCGGAGAGGTAATGCTCGGGCACCCCCGCACCCGTCGCGATCATCAGTCGCAGGGCACGCCCGTCGTCGCGGACGTCATCGGCACCGATGTTCGGCTGCACCGCCCGCCACGACTCCACCTCATTGTGGAAGAGGATGCTCCCCGGCTCCGGTGGATACGCCTCGTACTCCCGGCGCAGGCGTTCCAGGTCG